TAAACTTGTACAATTATAAAACATATTAGACATATTAGTAACATTACTTGTATCTAATAATGGTGTGCCATCACTTTTACAAGGAACTAAAACTATATCACTACTTAATCCAGCTCTTTTATTATTATCACTTGCGACTAATGGTGTTGTATTATTATATACAATTTGTACTTTTGCATATATTTCAGCAACATCATCGTTAAATGCAGTTGACACATTTGTACCAAAATTACCAACAGTGATTCCATTTTTTCCATAACCAATAATGTCTGGTAAAAGTTTATCTGCTAACAATGTTAATTGAGAATCAGCTATTACATATTGATTTGTTTTATACTCATATAAACCTTCAAATACCATTCCACCTATTTTCATAAAGTTTCCTATTATACTATTGAATGGACCGGAAAAGCTTTCCCATTTAATGGTTGTACCAAACTCCTGTAATTCTTCTCCACCATCTGTTCTTGTGTAAGTTATTCCATCGGAACTTGTATATTGTGCTATTATTTCACTTTCTACATAATCACTAAATATAAATCTTGATGATGACATCTCTACGACTGCGGCAAATGTTACACTTTGGTCTGTTGCACCAAAACCACCATAAATACTACCTGTAAATGCTTCACTTAATACTACTTCATTTGGAAAAGTACAACTATCAAACTCACTTTCTTCTGTCACTCCTGTTAATTCTTCTCTATACACAACTGCTAAATCTCCTTCGCTTGGATTTGGGTCAGCTTGCATAGCTTGTTCAGTTTCAAACAATTTCACATCACCAGAACCACTTGGTACATTAACAGTAACCTCTCCCAAACCAGTATAACCACTATCAGCAGTATAAGTACCATTTTGAGTAATTGTTTTATCCTGATTATTTATTTCTTGACTTGGTACAGATACAGTTAAATCTACTTGTGCCATACCATTATAGTCTGTATCAGGCAAAACTGAGATATTGCCATTAGAAGTGATTGTTACAGCTTTAGATTGTAATTGTGATACTGGCACATTTACAGTAATTACAAGTTGTTCAATCGCATCATAATTTTTATCTGGTGTAATTACTTGTGTCCCATTACTATCTATCGTAATAGATTTACTTTGATATGTCCCTGCTGTTTCAATACTTAAAATTTCAGTATCGAACTCAGAAGCAGGGATAGGTGTGCTATCCCCAGTTTTCTGTTTAATAGCAGAGGAAACATCATTTAAAAAATTTGTTAAATTATTTGTTCTAGCCATTATTTACCTCCTTTTTTATTTTTATATATTAGGTCCTGCTGTAAAATCACCACTTCCTGCATTATATGTATAAGTAGCTGAAACTTTATCATATAAGCAAACTACCCCATTAGGATCGATTACTGGTATATAATGTTTCACTAGTGTGACACCTTCATAAATTTTGCAATAATATAATTTATATGGTTGCCTATATTGAACAGTACCATTATTATTAGAACAACCTAAATATAAATTAGTGGTACAGGTGAACACACCTCTATCTTCAGGTACCATATCAATATTAATACTGTTATAAGTTATTCTACCCAAAAAGTTATCCAATGTTATTAGAAGTTTTGTATTTAATAAATTAGTACTATCTTCTGTAGAATAAATTGCTGTATTTGTATTATATTGAATATAATTTTTATTATTAAAATTAATTCCTATTATAAAATCTAATCCAGTACCAGCTCTTGTTCCAAAAGGCACAAATGTACCACTTAAATTAATTGTCTCAACAGACATTTCTACTAAAGTTCTGTGTGTAGGTTTATATGACGTATTTATATATTGTGTTCCAGTAGCTTGTATATATTCTAATTTTGTATATTCAGGTTCCGGTGGGGTGATTGGTTCTAATTCTCCTGTTACTCCAAATATAGTAACTCCCTCTTTAATATTTTCAGGTATTAAATTACTATCTACATCTGATGTTACTGCTTCTATTATTCCTCCACTTGTATATCCAGCTGGTATTGTTTGCTGTGATGTAGATGGTGTATAATTTAGTGCTCCATTGTTAGGCATTGTTCCAATTACTTGTTGATGTAGCTCATTATAAGCCAATTTACCGTTAATAATTTTATTACTTTCAATAAAAGAACCATTCATTATAGGTATAAATATATTATTATATATAGAACCAATTTGTTTTTGTCCTTTTTCAAATTTATAAACTTCTATATAATTATCTACAAGTTTATATATAGTCGAACCACTCCAATAAAAGTTTTCACCTAATTCCGTAAATATATTAGTTTCCTCATCAAACATATATAGTTTGTTTTTATATCTATAAAATTTATCGTTTACCGCTTCTATACCGTATTCACTACTTTCATATATGTTTTCACCAATTAAACTTCCAATAGATAAATCTGCATTTAATTCATATACATTTCCACCTTTGAAAACTTTATTCCCCAAATAGTTTACACCATTTATATCTAAGTCATTAGGATATATGTCACGACTAAGTTTAATATACCCATCATTATATGATAATCTAGCAAAATTGTGTCCCTGAGTATACTGAAAATTAGTACAATTTATAACAAACCAACTACTAATAGGATAGCCATACCCACCCATATCAGCTACAAACTGTAAAGTATTTTCAGTAATATCATATTTATATATATGTAAATAAGAAGCCATATCCCCACTACTTGAATACTTACCATTTACACAAAACAAATTTGATTCCTCAAAAAACCTTATAGAAGCTACTCCATAATTATTAGTTGCATTTATAAGTGGAGTAGTAGTAGACAATGGAACACTGCTTCCCCAATAATGAGAATCAGTAAGAGTTAATATTCCTGTATAAGTCACTAAATTTGTAGTTTTATTATATTTAAACGCATATATACCATCATTCATAGCACTTCCATATAAACAAAAAGCTATTTCATTGTCAGTTAAACTAAGTGTTACTAATATCCAAGTTGCACTTCTTGGTAATGTGATAAACTCACTCACACTAAATGATTTAACTAACTCACCTTTATAGTAAATATATATTGTTGGATTATTTGTTGAAGAATAAGATGAACTTGTAAATATAGCCCATTCGTTTCCTACAAAACAGTTATTTAAAAAAGAGGATATATTAGCTTTAGACATTTTATAATTAAGTGATATATCTAATGTAGCATATACAGGTTCTATATCCTGATATTCAGGTAAATTATCTGCTTTAGTCTTCAATTCTGCTAATTTTGCATTATTTTGTGTTATTCTTTCTTGATTTGTTCCACTCGACATAGAATAAATCTCCTTTCTTTTAATTCTTAAATTTTACCCATTCTGTCCCATTACCATAATAGGTTGGAATATCTGTTATTATTCCATCTTCTGTTGTATAAAACCAAGCATCTGCAAAAGCATATAGCATTGGAGATGAAAATAAATCATCATTATATAATTCTACTCCATAGCCTGATTGATAGTATCTTCCTTGAGCTATAACCACTGAGTTGTTTTCATAAGATGAACTTTCTACGGAATATACTTGAATCTTAGTTGGCTTAGAACCACCTAATAAATAAATATTCACGTCAATTAAAACTGCACAAGCTCCTGTACTTGAAGAAAAAGCGTATGGTATATTCGCTAATTGTGTATATGTATCGGTCAATATATCATACTTATAACAATATTTAGAAGAATTACTAGCACTACCACCAAATAAATATATATTAGTTCCTACTGATACAGCTGAACCATAAGAAAATTGATATGGTATATTTGATAATTTTGTATATGTGTCTGCTAAAGTATCATATTTATAAGTAGATAGAGCACTACTATTACCACCTAGTAAATATACATCTGTACCAATTGCAACTACTGAACCACCACTAAAACTATATGGTATAGCTTTACATGCTCCATCGGGTTTCCACTCTCCTGCAATAAAAACATCATCATCTCCATAGATATGTTCCAACTCTTTGTTTGTCTGTAACCATATACCTTTTTTTATAGTTGGCTCGTTTTCTTGTACAAATATATTAGGTTCATTTCCACTACCAGCAGTTTTATTTTCTAATGCTGCTTCTAACTCAGCTATTTTTTGGTCTTGAGTGTTTAACACGTCCGTTAAATCTTCTCCTGCTTCTATACTTAACCTAAGACTTTCTATAGCGTCATAGCCATCATCAGGTATTATCTCATAATTTCCGTTTGTATTTATTGTCATTTGTTTGCTCTGATATACTCCTTGACTTGGTAAGGATAATATCTCGGTATCAAAATTTGCAGCTGGAATATTTGTATTATCTCCCTTTTTTTCTTTGATCGCACTAGCCACGTCTGTTAAAAAATTACTTAAATTATTTACTCGAGCCATTTCATTCCTCCTTTCTAGTAACTTTCTTCTAATACACTCGTTATACTATTAGCAATACTATCATCTACATATTTTTTAGTAGCCGGATGATATGATTTTGTTGGATTAAATGCTGAACTATAAGTTTTAGTTGGGTCAATAGCATTTAACATTATTTGATCATAATTAGTACTTATAGACACAACTTTTCCATTTGTAAACACTAAATTATACGTCCATTTTTGTTGAGATATATAAGTATAATCACTACTATCTCTAGTATATAATTTTGGTGCTATAAATTCTATTTTTCTACTTGTGGCTGTATCCGGTATAGTAGATGGATTAGATATATACGATATATAACCATTATTAAACATATAAATCAAAACGGGATTAGTTCTAGTTATAAGATTATTCCAAAATTCATAATTTGTTTCTTCTCCATCATAATATAATATTTCTGGAGGTATATCCCCAAATAATTCATCTGTATATGATTTTGCTTGATTTAATGCCACGGTAATAGCAGCAACCATTTCTTCAGTTGTGGAATACTGAGATAAATCTATTTCAACTTCACCTATTGGATCCCATTTACTTCCCATCCAATGATACTCTGTAAACCCACCTTTACCATCTGGTACCAAATAAATTTTTTCTTCATTACCACTAGCTGGTAATTCATCTACAATTACAAATAAAGAAGTATCTACCATACTAGCTATAATTTCATTTAATGTTGAATAGGTACCATCTGGATTTAAAAATTTATTAGGTAATGCAGGCTTATTATCATAGCTTTCTACTGAAGCGGTTACAGATTTACCTGTTATATCGGTAATACTACCATCTGATTGTAATAATTTATTAGGTAACGCTACTTTACCATCTAATACAAAATTGGTATCTTCATTCTTATTTATTTTCTAAGTTGTATTTGTCCTTTTAATACACTTAATTCTTCTTCTAATCTTTTGTTCTCTTTAGTAAGTCTTTGGTTTTCTTCTTCCAAATCTTGTATTTTAGCTTTTAATTTTGATGTTTCTTTTTCTAAACTTAATTTATCTGATTTTAATTTATAATTTTCTTGCTCTAAATTAGCAACTCTTTCTTCTAATTTAGCCATTCTTTCATTCATTCTTTGGTCTATCTCTAATAAACTCTTTATATTTGTACTAGTAGCTTCAGCATTTACTTTATGTCTCTCCCCAAATGTTTTTGCTATTGCACCAATCACTCCACCTCCAAGTAAAGAAGCTATGATAGTCCCAAAAGTTCCCCAATCAAATCCTTGCATGATTTATTCCCCTTCCTTGTTCAGTTTATATCACATATCTTCTATTTGTAATTTGTTGGTGCATTAGTTTTATCCAATCATTGTATACATTTTGTTGACCAAGCTCAGATTGTGAATTCAATCCTTCTGCTCCCCTGTTTAGATACGCCATACACGAACATTTTACAATTACGGGCCAACAATCATTTAATAAACTTGTTCCTAAGTGTCTATTTGTCCATTGTGATGCTTCGTGGCAAACCATTTCGCATACATCTTCTAATATCTCTAAATTACTTCTTTCTATAGGTGTCGTATCATGTGCCCCTTCTAATTTTTCACCTTGCTCACCTACTACAGGAATATAATAATAGTCTAAATTAGAATATAAATATATAGGATATAACACATTTCCTTCTTCAATAACTTTATCTTCTGGATATAAACGACCTGCATATATTTTATATGTAGTACCATCTATATCCAATAATCCACCATTATTACCATTTCTATCAGTTTCATAGATTTGTTTTTCACCGTCCAATATAAACTGAACGTATAAGTGGTTTGAAGAATTATCTACTTCACCTACCGTATTCGTCCTGTCTATTGGAAGATAAAAATTATTTTCTGTTAAACCATTGAAATTTAGTACACTTGGCTCCACATTACCTATTTCTGAGCCATATATAAATAATGCTGGAATTTCTTTTTGTGTGCTATCCATTAAATACCCTTTATTCGCTACCCACCACGCATAATTATTAGTCTTTTCTTTTACTAAAGCGACTTCTTCGTCTGTGAAACCGCCATTAGTGATAGATAAAAATGAATCCGTATGTCCTTCAATTGGTGATGGTGTAGACTGAACAGGAACTACCTCTACGTCACCTTTATAATTTTTTCCAAGCATACGTTTCGTTTTTTCTACAATTTTTTCAAATGTAATGTCTGTTGCAAACATACAGCCGCCTCCTTTTTATTTCAAAAAATAGATTGTTCTAAGGAACAATCTATTATCATGTGCTATTATTATCAGTCGATTGTGACCTTATTTTAATAATAGTATATTATAGTTTTATATAGATTTCAAATGGAGTACAACTTAATTTTTGTCTGTACTACCAAATCCTCCATCTCTTGTGGCAGTAACATTATCATTTTGTACTCTATTAAAGGTCATAATGATACCTTGCCCAATTTTTTCACCTTTTTTAATTTCTTTATCTTCATCTGAAAAATTGTAAAACTCAAATCCAATTTCACCCTCATTATCGGGATTATTGTAGTAATCTGCGTCTACTACACCAACCCCATTAGCTAAAAACAATCCTTTTTTACTAGGATTAGAAGACCTATTTGCTAACAGTAAAAACATATAAGGCCTTAACTCACATTTAACTCCAGTCATAACTCTTGTTAACTGCTTTGCAGGAAGAACAATATCTTCAATAGCAAAAAAATCATATCCTGCACTGTTTTCAGTCGCTCTTTCTGGAAGTTTTATATCTCTAACTCTACTTACTTTCTCAAAACTAACCATTTTATCCCCCTTTCAATAATTTCTTAATTATATTTAATAATGTTTTCTTTTCATACAAAGGACAAGGCTCTAAATTGCAATGACATTTCTCATTTCTATGTTTTAAATTTACACATTGCTCTGGATTATTTTTATTTTTCCATAAGCAATTATAATGAATATCCATCGCTTTACCTCACAAAAAATAAAAAAGGCGGGGTAACCGCCTTTTAGACTACACTTTCTTGCAGTCTCTTATATTGACAGCCGCGGTGACTGCTGTCCCCTTACCTATTACTACTCTATCTCCTGATACTTCAATGACATTGAATATATCATTATGTACCCAATCTGCTAGCTTTATACCAGAGTAGCTTTTTGTACCAGTAAATTTTATTTTGTCCCATCTATTTAAAGACGGTGTATCTGATTTCTTTTTATATGATTGATTTATTTTTTTCTGTACTTCGTCATAACGAGAACCTAAAACTGTTTTTCTTGTGTCACCGTCACCATACTTTCCAGCTTTAACTTCTTTTACTAATGTATCTACAGACGCAGAATATATATGATTTATGAAATTCTGTACTTCTGTATATCTTTCACCTAAATTTTTTATTCTATTGTCTCCGTCTCCATATTTTCCTTGCATTACTCCTACGGCTAAATCTAATGTGTCACCGGTTGGAGCTGTAGGTTTTGGAGCAGGTTCTTCCTTTTTTGAACCATCGAAAGTTTTATACGCGTAGTTTACGTCTAATCTACCTGAATGTCCTTCAAATCTTCCCTCTGAAGTAAATTGCCACATAGACCAATCTTTACGAGAATTAGGGTCTACACTTAATCCTTTTTGTTTACCTCCAGAAGTTGGCCATTGAGCTACCCATTTGTCAAATCTTTTTAATGTATCTCCTGCCAATTGATTATTAAACCAAGAAAGTGACGCATATACACCCGCATAATAGCCTGCTTTTTCAACTTTATTACAAAATTCATGACACATATTTTTTAGTGTTGTGTTAGAAGGCATACCATTTCTTTTTTTGTAGCCGTCAGCGTCTTCCATATCAAACCAGCAACCATAAGTTGGGTGGTATGGTTTTATAGCTTTTAAGAAATGGTCTGCTTCTTGAGAGGCACCATTTACGTCTAATGCGTATGAGTACCAATAAAAGCCATAAGGAATTCCTAATTCTTCACATAAATCAGCATTTCTTTTGAATTTTGTGTCTAAAGTACCTTTAGTACCAAACCCAACACGGATTATTACAAAATCAATCTGATTTTTTAGAGCTTTTAGGTTTATATTACCATTATGTGCTGATATATCTATACCACGTTTAGCCATTTTTATTCCTCCTCCTGTTCATAATTTCTTAATTCCTCAGCGTTTCCTTCTTCTTTTTTAATTTTCACCATCAACTGCTCCTCCTATCATAGTTTTTATTTCTTCTCCGGTAGAATGACCTATTTCATATATACCGATTGAAGCAGCTAATAGCACAAATATATTAAATATACCGGCTGTAATACCCTCAAAATCAAATTGTCCTATGTAAAAGATACGAAGTGTACCTACTACGATAGAAAATACTAGGGCTAACCATTTTGTATCAATTTTTTCTGGTAAATATCTCTTGAATACTTGTGTAAGTAATGTGATGATAAGTGAGCAACCTGCTAATGTACCTAAAATTTCAATACTAACAAATTCATTCATAATTTTTACCTCCTATTTTTAATTTTTAGAACTGCTTTCTATTTAATACGTCATGCGCACGCTCTTCAGGAGCCAAAATAAGACTTTCTGGTAAGCGTAGTGATAAATTTAACCTTCTTAATGTGTAAACGCCTGATTTTTCGTCGTAGGCTTCTACAGTGTATGTATATTTTTTATATTGTGGGAATAATTTGAAGCCATTCAAGTCTGCACCAGCCTCTTTATTGATGAAAACGATTGAACCTATTCCATATTTAGGTCCAGGAGCAGGTATTGACTTCTCTTTTTTTGTTGATTTCTCAGTATTTACTTCTGGTTCTTCAATTTTTTCCTCTTTTTCTGGTTCAGGCATTACAACTTGTTCTTTTTCAATATCTTTTAACTGTTCTGTCTTTGCTATCGCTTGTTTTTTAGTATTTTTCTTAGTTGCCATAGTTATCTCTCCTTTCTAAATATTTATCTTTTCTTTGTTGTCTACACAATCTACATCTTTTTGGTGGTTCGAAGCCTTTTTCTGCATAAAAGCGTTGGTCATTTTCACTAAATGTGAACTCCTCACCACAATCTTTACATTTTATTTTTATATCCATTTCATTTTACCTTTCTATTTTTTACTTGTGAAGTTAAAATTAAACTCTGGTTCTGATTTTTTCTTTTTATTATCACCTAACAATACGTCTGGGTGGTCTTTTAGTAATGTTTGTACTCTAGCATTTGTAGCCTCTAAGAAGATTTGATTTCTTTTATCTACATAGTCTTCAATCTCTTCGTCTGTTGATACGTCTTCAGCACGAAGTAATTGTAATAGACGTGGATCATAACCTTTTTCTGCAACCAAAGCACTGATTTTATCTCTACGTCTGATTAAAGATAGTTCTTTTTCATACTCAGCAATTTTCAATTCTTGGTTATCTATTTGTTTTTTATATCTTTCTTCTACTGTCATTTTAGCCATTTCCTCGGCTTCTTTCTTTTTTGCTTCCATTTCTTCTAATATGTTTTGTCTCATCTTTTCTTTTTCTGTTGAAATAGTGGCTTGTAATGCGCTTTCTCTTTTAGAATACTCTTGCTCTTTTTTAGTTAAGGCAGTATTTATAGCCTTTTCTAGTTTTTTGTCAAATTCAGCTTGTAGTCTAGGGTCTTGTAGTAATACGTCTAAGTTTTGTGTCTCACTAGGTGTAGGTTTTGAAATAGTATTTGGTGTTTGATTTTGAGCATTATTTTGCTCTGCGTTGTTCACCATATCTACAACGCCTTGATTTGTAGTATTTACTTGATTGTCTTCCATTTTTAATCCTCCTATTATTTAATTTTAATTTATATTAAGGGGGGAGACCGTTGAAAGGCCGAGCAGGTGTCCCCCATTAATAACTGTGATTTTTATTTATTTTATTTATTAGGTCTACCCTCTCTTGGTTGAATATTTTTTATATTATTAGTTTTATCTGGTACTAAGTCAGGTTTTTTAGTTTTATTTGCTATTCTATTATTAGTTTGTGAAGCGAGGGTGTTTTCTGTTGTGTTTTTACTGTTTTCTAATTGTGAATTCAATTTATCAACGTCGTTAGGGCTTACGAATAGTGTATCAGGTGTAACTGTCTCCCAAGGTATTTCTGTCTCTTCCTCTTTATTCTTCTTCTCTGTAGCGTAGTCATAACCTAAGTTAGATAATAGGGTTTTTTGAGATATTATACCGTTTAGGGCTAATTGTTGATTTATGTTTTCGTCTGTCATACTTGGTAAATTTGAGCCGATACTTATAGTTATGTCATCAATATTATAGTATGTATTTGAAATCATATTAATTCTCTGGAAAAAGTTAGCCCATCTATGTTTTATCAAGACTTGTATACCCTGCTTTACATCGTCTAACATTAGTGCCATTGTGTAAAATTTTCTATCTATAGCACTTGCATTCATATCACCTGAGTTGAAGGCATGGTCAGAAGTATTAGGTATACCAGAAATCTGGAAAATACTATCAACGTAGTATTTCAAGTATTTCGTTGCGTCTTCTGCATGTATTTCTTTTAATAGCCAAGAGACATCTCCTCCTTCTTGAACAAAAAATGTCTTAGAATTCTGTAAATACTGGTCTTCTATTTCTCTGGCTGGGTTTGATATCACCTCAGGATTACGAGAAGAAACTGGTTGGCTAGGATCAAAAGAGGGATTAGGTATTGTTAGTGGGTTCTCTGGTCTGTATCCAGAAATTTTTAGTTTTGCGTCTGTATCGTTGTATTGGTACATATTATTCAAGTTATTCATTATCTGCTCGTATGACGTAACTAATGGGATTATTGGGTCGATGATAGATATACAAGGGTCTGGCTCAAAAACTGAAAATGTAGGTACAGTATGTGAAGATTCTTTTTCTTCTTTTAAATTTGTAATTTTTGTATAGTGGTGAGTTTCGTCCTCTCCTGTGGTCTGGTCATATATAGATGTGCCATAGAAGCCCGTGTATGGGTTACATTCAATACAATAATATAACGTATGGTCTTGGTTATCGTCACTATTACGTGCGTCTAAGGTGTATCTTGTGACTAAGCCGATAGGAAGTTGCTGATTTATGTCACTGATATCAGTAGAAAAAATAGCAACTGTGTTAAGGGCACTTAAAGGATAATATGTATAGTTTGGGTCTGAAGCAGTGGGAGTACTACCATCTATACTGTCGTTTTGAGTTGGTGCTAAGTCTAATTCACGTTCGTATGCACAACCAAACAAGACTGCGTCATGAAATAACTGTTTCAATACTTTTGGGTCATCATTTTTTGAGCTGAGAGTTGTAATTATAAATTTAAGTTGTGCAGCTGTATCTGGGTCTAATGGAGAGGTGTTAGAAGGGTGTAGTAGACGATAAGCTGGTTCTTCTGATTGGTCTACTATCTCTGCATTATATACTATCTCTCCAGATAAGTAACCTGCTGCTAAATCAGTAATGAATTTTTCAAAAAATACTTGAACCGAAGTACCAGTTGCTTCGTCTGTGCTTGTTATTCCTCTAAGGTATCTGTCTTGTATGATTTGACGTTTTTGCAAAACTGCGTCTACTTCTGAGAAAAGGTCTTGTATATGTCCGTTGTTGTATTCGTCTTTAATATTTTTAGTAATTTTAATCATTAGGATTTCTCCTTTCTTTGCTTTTGTTCACATTATAAAATAAATTATATTTTTTTACAAGTGGAGTACAACTCTGTTGTCTTTTGTGGATTAATAGGTTTACATAATGCTATAGTGTAGACAATTTTTAGTTTACATAATATTGTGATGCAGATATATGTTTTGTGAGTTGCCACGATATGGTTGCGCTCGCAAAGCAATACTAGGCAAGGCTTCCAGGCGTTGGCAAAAAGTTAAAAATGATCTTGTTATGTTATTGAAATTGTTTATAAAATATGTTATAATATAATTAAATAAAAAGAAATATAAAAGTATAACTTTTATATGAAAGAGGTGAGAAAAATGAAACAAAAAATAGCTTGCAAATTAAAATGGTGTTGCTTAGGACTTGAAAGAAAAATGATTGCAAAGGGTAGATACAACCAAAAAATAAATGACATATTGTTTTACTTAACAAATAAATTTTATGAGATTGAAAGAGGTGATTAAAAATGAATAATTTAGAGGTAATCAAAAAATTTTTGAAAAAAGAAAGCGCAAAGACTAACCTAAGAAACATTTTAAATGGATATTACACATACAAAGGACGCACATTACAAACGCAACAAGAAGCATACAGATTTTGTTTATACAATTACAATACAATTATAGCATTCATATTAAATGATACATTATACTTAAATACAAGAAAATATAGTGTAACAACTAGTAAAATTCAATCACAATTAAGAAATCAGGCAACATACACACATTACAAAATTAAGGAATATGAAGAAGAATAGAAAAGAGGTGAAGAAAAATGAAAATTGTAAACGCAAAACTATTTGTACTAAAATACAAATTACTTAAAAAGCTAAACGCAAGTTTAGAGAAAGACAAAGAAGCAATAAAAGAAGGTGCAAAAATCACTTTTGACAAATATGCAAAAATTCAAATCGTTGAATGTACTAAGAAATCATATTCGAAAGAAATACAAAAAGAGCTTGAAGAATATGCAAAATCAAAAGGTTATGAAAAACAAGAAACTAAATATCTAAGAATTGACATTGACAATATTCCAGAAGAAGTAGACGAAAAAGTAGACGAAATCCTAACAATGCTAGAAGATAGCAACGACAAAATGATTAAAAAAGTAGCTAGTAAAGTAGCAAATAGAAAGTAGAAAGTAGGGGGTTGACACCCCCTAACAAAGAAAGGGGTGGGTTAAAATGACATACCAAGAATATAATGAATATTTTAAAATTGAATATATACCAAACAATACAATTAAAGAAGCATACGAAGAATATAAAGAAGAGGGGGGTGGCGACAATGAAGAATAGACTATTGAAACAATATAAAAACATATCATTCAAATTATTCCTAGCAAATATCAATAACAATATATCACAAAAACAATATAGCATATACGAGTATAAACTAGACGCCATAGAAAAAGAATTAAATGCACAAGGCATAAGAATAAAATAAAAGGGGGGTGAATAATATGCACCAAATCAGAATGGAATTAATAACTAAAATATACAATCTATTAATAGCACATGACATTGACAGCATATATGACGGACTAAGCAACGACGAGCATAGAATTATACTAGAGGAAAACAATGTAATAGTATATGAAGCATTTTACTATGGATATGCCGATATAATAGGATTGACCAACGAAGAATTTTCTATATTGGAATACATTATAAGTATCAGTAAAGAATAGTAATTGATATTGTTTATAAATTATGATATAATAGAAAAGGAGGTGATAATATGGAAAAATATACACTATACTTAGGACTAAACGATAAAGACAAAAAACAACAATTAATCAGCACAATCGAGGCATACAAGATATGCAATAATATTCTACTACACTACACAGACGGGGCAACAATATTCGAGGCAAATGGAATATACAAACACGACGACGGCACATTCACAATTGAAAAAACCTTACGAATTGAGTTGTTATTCGTAAACCAAAACACAATAGACAAAATAGTAAATGACCTAAAACAAGCATTCAATCAGGAAAGCATAGCAATCCAGAGGCAAGTTGTAGATAGTTACTTACTATAAGCCACCAACGAGTAATCGCTCTCGAAAGTTAATTTAATTGGAGAGGGTGCGAAGAGTATACCAAAAAGGAGGTGATAATATGGAAGACATTACAATACTAGAGGAAAAAATTGAAAGACTAACACGCGCAGCACACTACACAAAAAACTTTAGGAATTGGCTAATATTCACAAGAAGAATTGACAGATATAAAGAGGTATTAAAAAGAATGAAAGGAGAGTGAGTAAAATGAAAGCCTATAAAGTAAAATTGCAAATGGTAAAAGAAAAGACAGTAGAGTACGACCCAGTAATCAAAATACCAATGGACGTTGTAAAATTCATAAACAGCATTGAGAATTATGACCTATCAATCAATGAAAGAGCAGTAGTAATCGCACTAAATACCAAAAACCACATAGTAGCATATACGGAAATCAGTATCGGCAATGTAAACGCTTGCAGTATGAACCCAGCTGATATATTCAGATTTCTATTCACAACTAACTCAAACAAATTTGTACTAGTACACAACCACCCAAGTGGTGACAGCACACCAAGTGGAATAGACATAGATATAACTAAACGAATTCAAAAAATATCAGGCCTAATGCAAGTAGAATTCCTAGACCACATAATAATAGGCGACAACAACTATACGAGTATATTTGAATATATAGAAAAGGAGGTGAAATAATATGAAACCATATTCAATAGAAAGATTTTTAGAATTACTAAAACAAAACAGAATAAGACGTACATATAAAGGAATATATTTTGACATAGCAGACTATCCATTCTATGACGAAAACAGAGCAACGCCAGAAGTATTAAATAATTTATATAATATAATAAAGGGGGTGAAATAATATGAAAGCAAATGAAAGACTAAAAATGATTAAAGCATTGAGTGAAATGATAAAACAATATGAGGCTGTTGAACATGACACGCATGACACTGAATACTATGACTTACTATACAAATTACACCAAGCAGAAGTGGCAGCAATAGCTGAGCTTAATAAATATTTAGAAAAGAAAAAGGAGGTAAAATAATATGAAACTAATTAAGAAAGAGGAAAATTGGGAGGACACTTTAACAGTATATGAAAGCAATGACATAGAAGAAATAAACGCATACTTAAAAGCTCACTGGAAACTTTATCAAAATATTTTAACACCAAACGGGGAGCTAATTTCAGGACATACGTACAGAATAGTAGAATACATAAATGACTATGACCGCTCAAACATAACAGTAAAGGAGGTGGAGTAATATGGAAGAATTAGTAATCGACAAAGTATTCAAAACAAGACAGGAAATGGAAGCATTCGAAGAGGAGCTAAACAAAAAATACATTATATTTATGATAATGCGAAAAGACCAAGTGATAGGCGAGCCAGAAATTTACGGCATAGATAAAATCATACACTTTGGCTTAAGATAAACACAGAAGAAAAGACAACAAAAGTCTTAACTTTTTTATGATATATTATTGACTTTTGATTAAAATTATAGTATAATAAAAAGTGAACGGTATATGGGCAACCCGATCGGGTTTAATCTCAACCATATACTGAAAAGAAAGGAGTTAATTATGGAACTATTAATCGCAGACAAAATGAGAGAGGTTGAAACAATTACACCAAGTCAATACAAAAAATTACTAAAAGACGGAGGAAACAGAAAAAACATATTCGCTTATGGTAAGTCAGGTATAGGTAAATCAGCAATAGTAGAAGAATACGCAGAGGAAAATAAACTAAAAGTAATTATATTCTCACTAGCAACAGAAATGCCAGAGGCTATGGGAGGTATCCCACACGCAACACAATCAAAAGAGGCAGTAGAATATTTCACAAGACTACTAGACGAAAGACTAGCACCACTATTTGAGACAGAGGGTAAAGGTTATGTACTATTCTTTGATGAAATGAACCAAGCACTTCCAGAAGTATTAAATGCTTGCTACTCTATCTGTCACCCTAACCCAGACAAAAGAAACTGGTGCGGACATTCATTAAAGTATGCACAAATTGTAGGTGCAGGTAACTTATCTACAGGTGAAGACGGAACAGTTTACTTAAACGACCTACCTACACCATTGCACAACAGATTCCATATATTCGAACTAAAATCAAATAAGAAAGATACAAAGGACTTCTTAAAGAAGAAATACAAAAACATTCCACAGGTAGCCAAATACATAGACGAGCTATTAAATAATGATATACCACCAAGAGACATAGACGAAATACTAGAAGTACTAGAGTATGACATGGACGGCTTATGGATAAGCTCAAAAATAGGTAGTGCTTTAACAGCTAAGTTATATGACATTCAAAAGAAAGTTAAATCAGTAGACCCAGCAAGAGCATTGAAAGCTTGCAAAGAAGCTTACGAACTATTCCAAGAAAACGGCAAGGTACTATGGGCAGGTGATTACATAGAAGACGAGGAAGACTTATTAAATGAATTCAGTAATATATTGTCAGAAGAAGAAATCAAAGCAATAACAAAGGGGGGTGAGTAATATGGCTAATCCATTCTTATCAGGAAGTGACCACAAAGAAATTGAAACAGCTATTCTTTATGAGAAAGCATTGATACACGACATAGGCAGAGCAGTAGCATTCACAGACGGCGACAGATTATTCATAAATACAGAAGATAATCTAGCAATGATACTTCCAGATTACAACCAAGGATTTCTTAAGTGGATATTGTGGCACGAGCAATATCATATAAACTTAAAACACCACAACAGATTTTACAAATACTTGAAAGAGCTTGCACACTTTGAAGAACTAGAAGACGCAACAGGACGCGAAGAACTATTCGCAAAGAAATTCAATTTAACTAAAGACGAGGTGAACATTATAATGGACATCTTAGTGCATGATAGTTTATCTAAAATGTTTCCAGAATTAGTAGAGACAGCAATCAATAATATGGCACAAATGAGAAACAGAAACTCTTTAAAGTATACATTCAAAACACACAACCTAGAAGATATGCTAGACGAATATGCAGAATATAAGAAAGACCAAAGTGGAGACGGCGAGGGTGAAAGCAAATCTGAAGGTGAAGGCACAGGAAGTGAACAGGAATCACCAGGAGAAACTCCAGATGATAAAGATAAAAAAGACAAAGCAGACGACAAAGGAGAAAAGAAAGAAGACGGAAGCAAAAAAGGACACAGCGAGGGCGGTAAAGATACTCCAGACGACAGAAAATCAAAAGCAGAAGACGGAGAGCCAGAAGTAAAAGACGGAGTGGAAAGACCAGAGCCAATGGACGACGAACACGATAAGACAGATTGGAGCAAACTAGAAGAAATAGACAGCAAAGAGTTTATTGAAAAAGAAGAAGCAGACCACTACGAGAATGAAATCAATAGACTAAAAAGAAAGAAACTAAAAATGGGTAGACTAACACATACATTAAACGGACTAGCAACAACAAAAAGAGATAGAACATATAGACTACCAAGTATGCTACAAACAGGTGACGGCTGTATATTCAAAGGTAAGACACCAGGTAGAGTAGAGTTATATTTAATATTTGACGCCTCAGGGTCAATGAGTGGGGATATGAACACATTCAAGGAAATAATATCTAAATCAATACCACAAGCTATGAATTGTCCTTGTGAATGGTTTGCAGGGTATAATGACTACCACGAAATTAAACCATACAAAAAAGAATATGGCGACGGATATTACAAAGCTAAATTCAAAGACTTTATGAGTGTTAGAGCAAGCAGTGGATTTGACGACGACGGCGACAGAGTAATTGAATTATGCTACCTAGCAGAGCAAATGGGCTATTCACCAATAGGAGTTACAGACGGGGGAGGATGCTTGAGCTGGAGCAAAGATAAACTTAAACTATTAAAAAGGACAATCCTTGTAGGACAAAATGGATATTGGCTAAATAAATGCAAGGAAGTAAATCCTAATATTCAAATACTAGAAATTGATATATAAAAGGGGGTGAGGATATGTACAGAGTATATAAACGAACAGGTAATGGAGTTGTAGCAGTAGAGAATACAGAAACACACGCACACCTTGTAATTGGTAGAGTTAGCCCAGAAATTGTGAACACACTTACAGAAGCGGGCTACTACGACTTGCCACTAATTGGTGAAGAATGGGATATGGAAATAAGTAGTGAATGTGCAAAAGCATTATCTCTATTAGCAATGAAAATGAAAAAACCTATAAGAGACCAACGCAAGAAGAAACCAGAAGAAATAAAACCAAGTGCAGACGTTGACATATTCGATTTGATATATGGTACATAAATAATAAAAAGAAAGGAGTTGAGGAATTATGACTAATTTTAATCGTATAATTATTAACAAAAATAGAGGCTGGAGAGGTTTGGCAGAAGCCAGCATAATAGACCTAGAGGGTAAAGAGCAACTAAGAATGATATTCAGTTTTTCACAACAAGTATGGAATGACTTAATATTCTCACATAGAATAGTATTACAAGACGACACATATTATTATATAATAACATTTACTGATCCAGGGGAGAAACTACCAAGACCAATACAACAAAGGAGTGTACTAATTAAAAACTTTGTAGGTAATATTGAAAACGTAGTAGCAGTTAAGAAAACAGAATGGACGAATGAAAGAGCAGAGAATTGGAATGCTATAATGCATCACATTAAGAACAAAAATAATCATACTACATCAGATTGGAATTGCATTGGTATCAGGGTAATACCAGAAATATAAGGGCTATGCCCATAAACAAATGTTCGAAAGGAGGCGATTATTATGACAGTAAATTGCTATGAAACAATTCTTATATTTGACGACAGATTAACAGAAGCAAACTATAACACAATGATTGAATACTTTTTAAGTTTCTTGACAGAAGATTTAGCAAGTGCAATAAAAGGAATAGACAAATTAGGCAAAAAGAAATTAGCTTATCCAATTAAAATAAAAGGCACATCTTATGAAGCATCTGAAGGTTGGTACGTAGTGTTCACTTATAAAACAGCAACAGACAATATAGCTAGACTCGAATCTAAATTAAGAAGCGACGAAAGAGTAATGAAATTCTTAACAGTAAGAAGAGAAGACGACGACTTAGAAGAATATGCCGAGGTAGAAGAAATGCCAGATGATCAGCCAGAACCAGCAGAAAGTGAACAAAATCCATCGGGAATCAAACCAGAAATAGATTATTTTAACTTAATTTATAACATTAGTTAATTGTTGACATTGTTTATAAAATATGATATAATTAAAATAGAAAGGAGTGATTACAATGAAACTATTTGAAAACATTGTAGGTCAAGAAAGAGCTAAACTTGCAATCAAGGATTGGTACTTACACGAAGAGCAACCACTATTAATCTATGGCTCAAGTGGATTTGGTAAGACAATGTTTGCAGAAAGTTTAGGTGCAAGGACAATAGACACAACACAAATGAGAGGGGATAGACTAAACTCTATCTTAAAACCAATAAAAGAAAGTGAGGACGGTGAAGTATTATTCTTTGACGAAATTCATAGCTTGCCAGGAAAAGTACTAGAGGGATTATACAAGATAATTGATAAAGGGACATTTTACGATACAGATTTATGCATAGATTTGCCACTACCAAAAGTAAGATTTGTATTCGCAACAAATATTCTTAGCCCTTTACCAGAAGCATTTATTAACAGGTGTAGATTTGTAGAGCTTCAAGATTACACTTTAGACGAATTAAAATTAATAATACATAAAAAGTATCCATCTGTAAATAAAAATGCCTTAGAATCAATTGTGAAAGCAGCAAAAGGTGTACCAAGGACAGCATTAAGTTATGCCAAGAGTATCATAGCAGGTGCAAAGACTGATAAAATATTAGTAATAGATCAGAAAGAAGTGAACAGGATATTGGATACTAGAATGGGAGTAGATTCAAATACAGGCTTAAACGAAAAGGAATTCAAAATAGTACAAAAGGTAATAGAAAGAGGCAGATTATCAACAACAGCAGTAGCAAACTTATTAAAGACTACGATAAAAGACGCTCAATCACACTACATAGAGCCTTTAAGGGCAAGTAGTTGGCTTGCCGTTTCAAATCAAGGTGTAATACCAGGATATAAAGCACACGAAAACTATAGATTATTTACAAGAAAAAAGAAGGAGGCTTAGAGCCTCCTATATTATTTTATGAAAGGAGATGATAGAATGCCTGAAGAAATCTGGAAGCCAGTGAACGGATATGAAGGAAAATATTGGATAAGTAATTTAGGTAGGATAAAGAATAAGACAAAAATATTAAAACCAGCATTAAAAAAAGAATATATAATGAGCAAAGGCGGTTATTATCAAATAAGTTTATCTAATGGTAAAAGATATGATAGTAGTACAAAACTTATTCATAGGTTAGTAGCGGAAGCTTTCATACCTAATCCAGATAATTTACCACAAGTTAATCACATTGACCACAACCCACTTAATAATTGTGTAGAAAATTTGGAATGGTGTAGTGCAAAGTATAATTCTAATCACAAAAGAAATAACCA